ATGGAAAATATAAAAGCTTGCATTTTTAATATTCAAAAATATAGTATACACGATGGTCCTGGCATTAGAACCGTCGTATTCTTTAAAAGTTGTCCACTTAAATGCCTGTGGTGTTCTAATCCTGAATCACAAAATAGTATCCAGCAAATAACTTGGGATAAATCAAAGTGCTTAAAATGTCTACGTTGTGTTCATAATTGTGAGCACAATGCTATATCCTTAAATAACAATCTTATAGAAATAGATTCAAGAAAGTGTGTTTCCTGTTTTAGGTGTGTAAAATCTTGCCCTAAAAAATCATTAATAATAGAAGGAAAATACTTAACTCTTTCTGAAGTAATGGAAGATATTATAAAAGATAATGTATTTTATCAAGAATCTAATGGTGGAGTTACACTATCTGGTGGTGAGGTATTAGAGCAATATGAATTTGCAACTGAACTTTTAAAACTCTTGAAAGAAAACAATATACACACTGCAATTGAAACTACAGGATATACGTCAAATGAAATATTTTCTGACTTTATAAAAAGTGTAGATTTACTATTATTCGATGTAAAACACTATGACAGGGAAAAACATTTTAAAACTACTAATGTATACAATGATGTTATTATAGAGAATCTTAGAATTGCTGTAGAAAAAGATAAGGATGTCATTATACGTATCCCCGTTATTCCAACTATTAATTCAAGTTTAGAGGATGCAAAAGGATTTTGTACACTTCTTAAATCTATTGGTGCTACTAAAATTAATCTTTTACCTTTTCATCAATTTGGTCAAAAAAAATATGAATTATTAAATAAGTATTATAGCTTTAAAAATATAGAACAATTACACGAAGAAGATTTATTAGAATATCAAAAGATATTTATTGAAAATGGTTTTAACTGCTATTTTTAACGTGAAAATTGGAAATCTTGTTATTAAAAGAGCACCAGCATTTCTACTGGCACTCAGTCTAAGGAAGTTGCATCGAAGAGCGGAATATATTTATAAATTTCTTAAATCCTTTACCTATCAACACTTTACAGGGTTTAAAATTTAAAATGACTGTAATTAATACTGTAATGCTATGATTTTTAAAAATAGTAAAAAGGAGTAACTATATAAGTGAAGCTACTCCTTTTTACTTGAATAAAACTCTAACATATGTAAATAATATAAATGGTTTTAAATTTTTCATTATTTAACTTTCTCTCAAAAGGTGTGGCCTTTATGGCTGCATCTTTTTTAGTATTGCATAAATTAAAAATATCTGTAAATAATATACCTATAATGAAACTTTTTTCATTAAACCTCATTATAAAGTTTTTCTAAGTTTACCAACCAAAGAAAGGTACACAGTGCTAAAAGTGTACCTTTTTACTATTCCCACATATATTATAACTGAGCATTGTATCTATAAAATTACTCTCTATAATTACTTTTTAAGATGTGCCTTTGTGGTGCATCTTTTTTATGTAAAGCAATTGAAATTTGAAAACATTTACAGTATAATTGTAGTTAAATTATAAATTTATATATTAAAAAGGAGAAATAAGATGAAGAGAGTTATGATTTATAATTATGACAGCTTTGATAACTTTTATATAAATGCTAAAGAAAAGTGCTTAAAGGATGGCGAAGGTATTCCTGCATTTTCTACAGAGTTACCACCTCCAAATGATATTCCAGATGGTTTTATAGCAGTATTTAACACCAAGAAAAATCAATGGGAAATAGTTAAAGATGAATTTTGGCATGTATCAATTGAAGAAATAAACTACTATACAGGTTCAGACACTCATGGAATACCAATGCTTCCAACGCTAAAGATTAATCAATTTCCAAATTTTAAATGTATACCTCAACTATTTAACTCTGGACGTTTCAGTATGTATTTTATATCAAGAATTGATACAATCAATGAAATTACAAAACAAATATATGCTGAACATTATAGATTCCAAAATTCCACTAATGGTATTACAACTACTGAACCTACAAAATATAAAAATAATATAGAGTTTGTTGTATATCTTATAAGGAAGTCTATAGATGAATTAATTACATTAACATATTGTTTATTGTACTATGAAGAAATGTTATCGACTAAAAAATTAAAAATAACAAGTATCGGAGATTTATTAGACTCTAGAAATGACAAAATTACTAAACTGATTAAAGACTATATTAACTATGATACACATTCAGAATTTTTAGAAATCATCAATTCTATACATAACTCAATGAAGCATGATATATTTTCATCTGAAACAGTAACTATTTTTGGTGAATCTTATCCAACAATTATAACCTTACAAGCTAATTGGGGAAATTTAAATAAAATAAAGTATCACAATCATTCATATGGTCAAATAATACTGGGTTTTTCAAATTTCTTATTAGATTTATTTGCAAATTCAATAAAAGAGCCTGAAAATTAATATTAGGCTCTTTTGTATAAAGAATCTTGTAATATGAAATTAACAACAATATTATATTGACTAAACAATATTTTTTGTAGTAATGCTTGTAGGCGTTTCTGTAGAAGTCCTCAAACTATTAACTTCTAATACAGCAGCTTTAATTATATTGTAAATTTCTTCATCTGTAAGACCTGTTTTACCGGAAATTAATCCCAAAACTTTACTGTGCTTAATAGCACCTTCCCAGTTAAACTCTTTACCTAACTGTTCTGCAGCGAATACAGCATTTTTTACTATAGCTACATCTTTATTATACTGATCTATTCCTATAGTCTGTATAAGAGCTTCTTTCTGCTTTTCTATTAAATCCTTATGCGCATCAAGGAAAGCTTTTAACTGCCGTCTACCAACTTCCAATACTGTAACAACACCAGCACCAATTACAGGGATTATAATCTCATTTATAACTATTTGACTTAACATTTTTACATTCCTCCAATATTTAAAATTAAAAAAGGACTATAGTTTCCTATAATCCTATTAACCTAACATCTTAGCCCATGTTTGAGGTCCAACTTCTCCATCTGGTACCAGCCCATGAGCTGCCTGCCAATTCTGTACCGCTACTTTTGTTTGATTACCAAATACACCATCTATAGTAGCTCCAACTATCCACTGAATAAACCTAGTAGCATATTCATGATGTGGCTGTTCTACACCATCTAAAGGCTTTGAATAAATTTCTGTTATTGCAACTATTGTTTTTGGTCCCCAAACAGCATCTTGGACTAATCCCATGATACCTTGGAAAACTTTTATAGCAGTGTTGGTTAAATTTCCTCGTATACTATCCACTACTAAATTAGCTTTTATAAGATAATTTAATTGCTGCTGAATTATTCTTACTGATGGATCTCCTTGCTGTACTGGTTGCTGTACTTGTGGAGCTACTGCTAAAACTACATTGTTAGAATCAATTAATACGTCTGATCCAAACAGGTCTATATCTACATCACCCTGCATCCCTGCCACTCTTCCAGTCCAGCTGTATTGAAGTCCTGCATAACCTTTTGTATCTGATGGAGCAGCACCAGGTTCAGCAATCCAAATTTTATTTTTAGGAAGGTTAGCTTTATCAGCTACATTGTGAGCTGCATATAATAGTAAGTTAGCATCAAGAGCCATAAATGCAGCAACAAAATTCATATCTGGATTAGCTACTTCATAGTCAAGTACTGGCTTTAAATCTTGTTCATATTTGCTGATAGTGTTCATAAAGTGCTGATGTTCCTGCGCTGGTACATTTCTGCCTGCAAAGTGATAGAATCCTACCTTTAACCCTCTACCCTTAGCTTTTTTGTATTGACTATCCATTAAAGGATTCACGTAGTTTATGCCCTCTGTAGCCTTTACATAAACTGCTTCCACACCGTCTGTCTTAATTGCATTCCAATCTGTAATTATAGTTCCTGAATAAATATCTATTCCTTTCATATACTATTCCTCCTCTTTTTTTAATTGTTCCAAAACATTGATTAACTTTTGTGGTAATGGTACTCCTGTTTTACCTACATTCTCTAAAATAGAAATACCTTCATTTGCTATATAAAAATAACAAACGAAGGTACGAAACACCCATACATCATTATTTATTAATCTATCTAATAAAACTGCTACTGTGACTATTATAAGAATAGATAACTTCTTAGCAATACCCCTATAACTGGTTTTACTATTTAATTTATGTTGTGCTATGGCTCCAAGCAAACCAGTCATATAATCTATGCCCATAAACCAAAATAAAACTGTTAAAGGAGTATCCCACCCACCTAAAATATAAGTAAATATGCCTCCTATCCCTGCTACCATACCATTAAACAATGGATTATCACCTAATAATTGTCTCTTCACATTGCACCTCCTTAAATGTTTGTAATAAAAAAGGTCTTAGAAATTAATCTAAATCCTTTGGGTTTAACTATTGTGAATTAAATATAGCAATATTCAAGTCTTTTTATTGTTATTGTACCTATAGCACCCACTCCACTATATACACCTACATAGCCAGCATTTTCTGTAGTATCTGTAACTTGTAACACCTGTGTACCATCTATATACGCAGTAATAACTCCAGCAGCTGTCATTGTGATTCTATATGTTCTTTCTACTGAGTTATCAAGTGCTGTAGCGCCTGCTAATAGTACGGAATAAGTCGTTCCATCACTTTTATATATTGTAGCATTACCTGAATTATAAGAGAATGCATATCCAGAAGGAAAAGCTGTACTAGGTTTATTATTAAACCAACTTATGCCACCAGTATTGATGAAAGTTCCCTGTGCTTCAATAACAAGGGTTTTACCAGTTTTTAACTCTATAAACTCTCTGTCATTTAAGACTAATTGACTATTTTTAGTAGCATCACCATCTGTCAATTTCATTACTCCGTCAATAATTTTCATATGTGCTTCAGGGGTAAATGGAGCATTACTACCATAGGAACTAGTATTGATATTTTTATTTTTCATAATTTTGAAAACTGTAAAGTATCCTGAACCAACACCAGCCGTTGCTTGACCTAGTACGATATTAGTATTTAGAATTTCTATTATGTGTAATCCATAGCTTAAATTCTCTACAGCAGTATTTGGTACATCATAAAGTGTAGGTGTTCCAACACCAGAATAAAAATTAATCATATTTGCATTAACACCATTATCTACAATGGTTACTTTACCTCCACCAGATCCTTTTGATCCAGCTAATACAAGATTCATATTTTTCTTTTTATTAAAGAAAACAAACCTTAGATAAGTTCCCTTTGAAGTATCAGCAGCTAAACTAATGGTTTTCTTATAATCGCTTAAAGGTTGATCATATTCTGCTGTTGCAGGTATATCGGTCTGAATATAAGGACTATGCCATATTGGCACTACAATATCATCATTTACTTGCAGAATATTTTTAAAATCATCTACAGCAAGAGCATTATTAATTACTATGTCTGAAATATAGAAATACTTGTTTTGGTCAAAATGCACCATATCTGGATGTAAAACAATTGGAACTTCAATTTTATTGGAAACAATATTAGAAGTTTCCTCAAACATATTGATATATTGCACGTTCATTTCTTTAGCAATCTCAATAGTAGCCTTAGCATATAATTCTTGTCTGTGCATTCTATCATCATCTGGTTTATAAATAGTATGACAAGTTAATACTAACACCTCAATTCCAGCTTTTAAACATTTCTTTATCATCTGGCGCCAATTATCTTTGAAGGTTGCTAAATCCATTCTTTCAGTACCATCATTCGTTCCCCACATCAATATGCATAGGTCTGGTGTTTGACTAATTACTTGTGTGTCAATGTTTGCAAGTCCGAATGTTGTGTCCATTCCTGGATTACCTTGATTAATAACAGTAATATTATTATTATTGTAAATCTTTCGTAACTTTGTTTGCAGTACAGCTGGATAATTGTCTACCGCTTGGCCTCCTGCTATTGGTATTTGCCCCGTTGTAATACTATCACCATAACATATTATTTTAACAATTAATGCATCTAACATTCTATGCAATACATTATATAATCTATTGCCGTTTTCTTTGTAAGTTTTAATGTCTGCTGCTTGTGAATCTTTATCTTGTAAATTTACTAGTAAACTTGCCTTTCCTTGTCTTGCATTTTGTAATTCTGTTTTTGTATTTACAAAGTCTGTTACTTCTGCTAAAGCTGTATCTAAAGCTGTAAATTGGTTGGTAGATACAATAGCTGTATCATCTAATTGCCCTGTTCCAACCATAAAAGCAAAACTCCCGGTTGTTAATCTACCATTAGAACTATCATAAATTTCTATATCTGCGTCAACTCGTCCTGCGAATGCTATGACCTGACTTTTAAATATAACATACATTTTGCCATTAACAGCATCATCAATTATCATGTCATCAAATACCTTAGTTTTATCAGCTTTCGTAAAAGTAATCTTCGCTGTATGACCTGTTAAGTTTGCTGCATCTTTATCAATTATTATACTAACATTTAATTGATAGGCATTAGTATCTCCTACGGTACATTTAATGTTGTCTATTTTACTATTGTTTCCTTTAAGGTCGAAGGTTGCATTATATGGTAGTATCATTTATATTTTACCCCCTTTTTTTTATATATAAAAAAGCACCCTAAAATTAGGATGCCTGCTTAACTACTGTACTTGTATCTACTTCAACTGATTCCATTCTGGTATTTTCAAAATCTCTCTGTTTAACTTTTATTTCCCATACAAAAGGGATATCTGCTGAACCTCTAACAATAAAATAGTTTGGATACATTTCACCAGGATCTACCCATACATTGCCATTCCCATAAGGGCTGACAAATACTTCGTACTGCTCATTGGAGTTTACAGTTTCCAGGAACATAGGATCTAAATTAACAACACATATACCATTAACAATGTTGTTTCTCTTCATGTCTCCAAAATAGCATTCGGTCATTTCATATGCATTAAGAGCTCTAGTTCCGTAATGATCCGTGGTCACTATTCTATTCTTAGCACCACTAACATATAAACTACTACAAGACAAATTGGCGATTAGACCTACATCCCATCCATTAAAATAAGTAGGTCTATAAAAATTTATACCCCCACTATCAAAACTAGCTCCACCGCCGCTATTTCCAGGATTAATAGTTATAGTTCCACCGCTCATAGATGCATTATCTTGTATTTCTTTTATCCCTCGTATAGTCCAGCCATTAAAATTAATATTGCCATAAAAATCTGACCATTGGTCAGAAGATTGGTCTCCGGCTAAAACAAATTTTCCTGTTCCCCCAGCAATTTTAAGAATATTTTTAAAACCATTAGACCATCCTACACCAATACCAATGTTACCTCCACCACCGGACAGGTACTGTACGTTATATATACCCCACTGCTGCATATTAATATTGCCATAATATATAAATTTTTCTTGTACACCGTTGGGATTATAGCCATAATTAATTAAGAAATCAGTAGTTATATTACTACCATCTGCTGCTTCTTTCCCGAATCCTAAAAACCCTTTTGCAGTACCAATGCATAGGCCTGTAGTATTTGCATTGGTAGCGTCACTGCCATAACTTAAGAACATTCCTGCTGCAACTGCTCCAGTATTAGAATAATCCTGAAAGCCTATTGAATGGTCTCCTATATCTAAGCCCTTGACACCGTTTATTGTGCCTATCAGTGAGGCACCATTTATAGTCAACTTTGAGTTTCCAGACGTACTGGTTATTGTAATACTATTTATTGCACCGCTTGTTATACTGCTTGCATTTAAATTTATTACATTAATTAAAGAAGCATCTAATGTTCCAGTAGTGATTTTTCCTGCATCAATACTGGCTATAATACCACTTGAGGCGGTTATTGTATTAGCTACCATTTCATTTGCTGTAATGGTATGCGAAGCTATTTCATTTGCTGTGATAGCATTAGCAACAATTTTATCTGTCGTTATTGTCCTAGGTGTTACAATTTCACCGTTTAAAGTATCTACATTTTGAGATTGTAAAGCACCAGTAATATTATTAAGAGCATATACTATACTTGTATTAGTTCCTCTAATTTCAAGTCTTTCAACAGATAGTGTTCCGGCAGTAATTTTATTTGCTGTTAGATCTACAATTTTAGCATCCGTTATACTTCCGTCTGCTATTTGTATAGTGCCTACTGCCGCGGTGCTTATAAGGGCATTAGTAATTGCTCCTGTTTGTATTTGGGCTGTACCCACGGCTAAATTAGCAATTTGAGATGTTCCCACAGCTTCATAAGCAATTTTAGCTGTGGTCACAGCTAAATCGGAAATTTGAGCTGTTCCCACAACTAAATTATCTATCTTTGCGTTTGTAGCAGTTAAATCTTCAATTGTGGCGGTATTAGCTAACAACACTTTAATATTAGCCTGTTCTGTAACTATTCTATTTACAGTGTTACTAATGCCACCACTGGAACTAAAATTCTGTCCAGTTTGCGTTTTACCTACAGCAGAAGCAGTAGCAGTTATAGCACCTTTATAGGTAATCTTATTATCCATTAAAAGAGTATTATACACATTACCCTGCAGATCAGTTATAGTAATTTTATCTCCAGCCTGTAAAGCTTGATTTCCTTGCCAATCCATAGAATAAGGCATATAGGATAAATTTTTTAATACATTATAAATGCTGTTTAACTGGTCCTGTGTCATTAAAGGATTCTCAAATTGTACTTCATTCCCATTTGTCCCAGCAGTCAAAATATTATCAATCGAATTACCATTACTATCCGTAGTAGAACCTGCTTTACAAGTTAACTTACCTATGGTAAATAGGTTTTGGCTAGTTGTAAAGTTAGGGAAATAATTATTTTTATCTAATGAAACTCCACTATCATTATAGGTTGTTATTTCAAGCTGTCCAACTCTGTTAAATCTTGCAAAACCACCTAAAAAAGAAGCTATAAAACTAACAGCTTCCCTATAAGTGTATCCATCTATTTTATTTATTTGTGTATTTGGCAGAACTGTTGCAAGTTGAACTCCTGCTTTAGAACATATGTCTTGTGCTACTGCATTAATACTATTCGGATAGCTTAAATCACTAAAATAAGCTTGTTCTAACAGAATCATGTTATCATAGCAGGTTAGTTTCGTACTGTTTTTATTTATGTCTACTTCATCTACTGTAAATACACCTAAAGGCACATCGTCATAACTTCCATTTACTAATAGGCTTATTGTAGCGGTTACTGGTGCATTTTCAAGTATAAGACTACTTGGAACATTCAAGAGAGTAACTTCCAATTTAGAACTTCCTACACCACCGATCATAAAGCTTTCAGTGGGATTAACATTTTCTTCTAAGTCTATTTCAGTAATATTGTTATTATCAAAAATCGTGCCCCTTACATTAACAGTAGCTTTAAAAGTTCTTCCATTTTGCTTTATTACATTTAAAAAGTTTTGTGAGACATTATACATCTAGCATACCCCCTTTTAGAGGTTTATTTTTCATCTATCATGTAATCTATAGCCATAAGATCTGCTGCAGATAATTTAAAACCATTAAGTTCACTAAAAGAAAATTTATGGACATTAATATCACTTTCTATATCTAATAAAGCTTTTATATCTTTATCCCAATCCTCTTTACATTCAGGCTTAAAAATAATTTGGTCATTTTTATCAGAAAGAGGTTTTCCATCAACTTTTTGAGCATATTTATCTATGAGTTTTTCTCTTTCCTTGCCGTATATTTTAAGCTCTGATTCAATTTTTGAAATATTCTTTGCTATGGCATAACTAACCTTTACAGGTAATTCCTTTTGAGATACATGTCCTATTTCCTGTATATTTTTTAATAATTCTTGATTGCTAAATTTCATTTAAAATCATCCTCTCTTAACCAAATATTACATAGCCAAGTGATTTAGCTTTTGTCTTTACCGCTGTTTCAAACGTCGCATACTGCTGCGCTACTGTTTCACCTGCGGCATTAACTGCATTAGCTTGTGTCAATAAAGCTTTGTTGTAAGTATTTACATTAATACCTAAATTCATATTTGCAGAATCTAAACTATTTACGCTTAAACTTGCTACTACTGTATCATTATTACTTGCATCCTTTACTGTTAAATTTGCACTTAAACTCACTGTTTCTTTAATATCCATTATTAATCACCATTCCTTTATATTTCTATTAAATCAAATTTCAAACCTAACCACTGTCCTGAATTAAAATTAAATGCTGGTGCTGTTCTGTCTCCAGCATAAAATGTTCTTGTTTGGTCTGATCCTGCATATGGATCCGGATAAGTTACAGGCATACTTGTAGGATCTACTGCATGTAGTATTGTACTTATTTCTACTGTAGTCAGAGGGCCCCACTCACATTGTAATTTTCTCATTTGCCTAAGTCTATCACGCATCAAAACACCTGCAGCATTTCTCTGTGTAGTATCTGAATCTAGGTCAACTAAATCAACCTGAAAAGTTTTAGGAGCAGTAACAGCCACTCCATTTATTAAAAAGCTCATGTCACTCCTCCTATAAAATTAATTCTGTTTTACCTGTCATTCTAGTCCTTCTGTTTAGCTGCTTAATTACCATTCGTGCAAGTTTGTCACCATCAACATCTATATCCATTCCTAAATTCTTTAATATATCAACTATTATCTGTAAAAGCTTAACTACATTATCATTGTTTTGTTGTCTATCTTCCTTAATTGCTTCAACTATGGCAGTTTTTAAAGCTGCAAAGTCTGATTTACTTTGAGATACACTTCCACTGCTACTGCCTGCCATTGTTAACTGCGGCTGTTGTATAGTACTTATTTTCTGTGATAGCATACTAGCTAACATATTAAGTCCACCAGTATTATTTTTCAAAGGAACTACAGCTTCTGGGCCAGCTTCACCTATCATTGCAGTTGTTGGTCTATCTACTATACCACCTTGAGCCAGGTATGGAATTCTAGGTATATTAAAACCAAAGCTTCCTCCGCCCATAAAGTCAGGTAAACTTACATGTATCTGATTAAGTCCTGATATTGCGGCATTGACTAAACTAATTAATCCATTTAAAGGTGCTTTTGCTATGCCATACAGGGTATTAAATATTCCTCCAAATATATTAACAACACCCTGCCATGCTCTTGACCAGTTGCCAGTAAATACTCCAGCTATGAAATCAATAATTCCCCAGAATATTTGTCTTATACCACCAAATATATTGCTTATATTTCTAAGGAATCCATTTAAAATGTCACCCATCCAGGCGAACTTTTGTGACCAGTCTGTTGAGAATACGGAACCGAGCCAGTTTTTAAATGAATTAAATGTAGCTGTTATACCATTCCATACCTCTGTAGCTTTAGCCTTTATGGTATCCCAGTTTTTATATAATAAGATTCCTATAGCTATCAAAGCAGTTATAGCTAATATAGTTAAACCAATTGGCCCCGTTAAAAAAGCTATAGCTGCACCAAATGCGATTGTAACCGTAGTTGCTATTCCACATATTACATTCCAAGCACCTACAGCTACATTATGAGCAATTTGTGCAATAGTACTTGCCGTAGTTGCTATAGTTCTTCCTATTGTCGCCGCAGTAGATGCTGCTTTCACAACTGCATCTCTAGCATATAAAGCTATTAATTGTATATTTGCACCTATATCTTTTGTCTTAGCTATCATGCCAGCTTCATTTGCTGCATTGTTAGATGAGGTTGCTAGTGTATTTGAAATTTTTGCAGTAGTATTAGCTATAATTGAGAGTGTAGAACTTACTATATTGGCAATAAAACCTGCTACTTTAAATCCTGTGAATAATATCAAAAAATCACGTGTATATTTAGTTCCATCTCCCATGAGATAGTCAATAAGACCACTTAATTTATCAAATAGTTTTCCAATCACATCAAGTACAGGTACAATCGCTGGGGCTATCATATTTACAAACCAATTTACAAATGGTGTTACAAAATTAGTAAATATAAATAATGCTAATTCTCCAATCTTTAAACCTAGTCTTACAAGCCCTTCAAAAGCATGTTGACCGCCATTATCCCAGATTAACCCGAGCTTTTGTGTAATATTTTCTATAACACCGCTGCCAGCCTTAAGCGCTTGCATAAACATATCAGCAAATTTAGGCCCTTCTTGCCCCCATACAGTCCTAACAGCTTGTAGCATCCTATCAATCAAGCTAAGTACATTATTAAATGCATTTGCTAAAGATTGTACAACCTGTGTTCCTATATCCCCTTTGTTCCAGGCATTAGCAAAGGTTACTCCTATATCTCCAATAATATTCAACATGTCTTGTAATATTTTTAGAAGGTTAACAAGTATCCTTTCACCAGTTCCATTAGTCCATACTATATAAAAGCTTTTTCCTATAGCTCCAAGTAAATCCAATATTCCAGTAAGAGCATGTTTAGCCGCATTGATTGTGTTTTGTCCTTCTGTCGCCCAGGCTTGTTGAAATGGCTTCCATAGATTAGATAATATATTTTTAAACTTATCAGCCCATCCGCTGGTAGTTGATTCAATTGGCCCCATGTTTGCCATAGGTGTTATTGGAGTTATTACACCACTACCAGCGGGTGTTGGAACTTTTGGAGCCTTAGGAGCTTTATTAACAGTAAGATTTAATTGATTTATTTCATCAAATCCAGCTAAGGCTCCTTTTACTTGCTTGGCGGCTTTTGTGGTTGCGTCTGCTGAATTTGTTGCTGCCTTTCCAACTCCGCCTAAACTATCCGCCGCTTTTTTAGCTTGCTTGCCAGCTATATCCATTGCCCCTATTTGGCTTTGCATTGCTTTTGCTGAATCAAAACTTTGCTGATATGTTTTACCAAACAGTTGACTTATGAAACTTGCAATATAGGCGGTTGCTGTAGCTAAAGAACTCATTAAAGAGTTTAATGCAGGTAATACAGCTTGGTATATAGGCATAAAGGCAGTCATTAAGTTGCTCTTAATTTGATTTAGGCTATCCGCAAATTGAACATTGGCCATAAATGCAGAACTTATATAAGTGCCGACTGCTGTTAGTCCATTCATTATCATAGGAAAGATTATTCCCCATTGGAGCATACTGTTAAAAAAACCGTATGAATGATTTCTTGCAGAATTAGTTTTGTTACCAAAGTCCGTCATGGAACTAGCCGCATTTTTTATGCTGCCACCAACTTTTCCAGCTACATCAGTAATCCCTTTGAGTTTATCCATAAAAGAAGTTATACCACTGCCTGAATTCTTTGAAGCATTACTTAACCTAGAGAACTGATCATCTAAATCAGCAAGTGCAAAACCAGTTTTATTAGATGTAGCAGTTAATTTATTTATAGCTTCTTCTGTTTTTAATATTTGTTCTTGAAGCTGATTTTTCCTTGATTCATCAAAAGTTTGATTATATGACTCTTTTAAACCTACAAGCTTAGCCTGTTGCAATTCTATTTTAGCATTTGTAATATCTAAGCTTTGACCTAAATTATCAATTTGAGCTTTTAGGGCTTCCATGTTAACACCTGTGCTCATTTTAGGCATGGGTGGGCCTCTTGGCTGTGGAATCTTGGTACCTGTAGTTTGACTTGGCATAGCCATGTTTGTTGGCATATCAAATTCTACAGGGATTTTTATAGCTTTCATATTAGCCATAGCAGCTTCAAGTGCTTTACTTAGATTTTGCTCAATAAGTTGCTGCATAGCTTTCATACTATCTTCAATGGAACTGGTCATTTGTTTACCTATATTATCTCCAAGTCCTTTGAAGCTCAGGTCTCCCAAACCCTGTAAAGCAGTTTTAAGTTGGTCTCCTATTTTAGAAGCTGCCTGTTCTATCTGCTTACTTAAGTCACTTGTAAGCTCTAAATCTAAGCTAATTTTTCCTACTGATTCATTATCTGCCACAATCACACCCCCCTTTTTAGACATAATAAAAGCACCTAGAATCAACTAAGTGCTTGATAAAATAATATTGAATTTTATAATTTCCAAGTATGACCGCAATTAAGACATTTAACTTTTCCTTTTTTACTAGTTATCCCTCCAAGGATTGCCCCAGTTTCACCAAGTGCAGCACCACCCAATAATGCTCTCCCAATACTAAGCTTTTTATTTACAAAAGTTAACTGGGTACTCTTGCACTTAGGACAAAAAGGAATATGATCCCTCTTAAGTTGTTTCAATCTTTCTTTTTGATATTCTTTTTCCTTTGCTTTTTCACTCAGAACAATTTTACCCGCGTTAGGATTATTTGCTCTTATCTTATTTATTTTATCATTTATGTCTGATATTTTTTTATCTTTTTCAGCTTGTTTTTTCTCATATAAGGCAGCTTTTTCAGCACGTTTTTGTGCATATTTTTCATTATTTGCTTTTATCTTTTCCTTGGCTTTTTCATTTCTTTCTCTTATTTCTTCCTTGCCTTCTTCTATTTTTGATTTTATCTTTTCATTGGATTCTGATTGTTTATCAGCCATCTTTTTCATAAAATCTTTAAGCCCCATACAAATACCCCCTATATTTTTACCACAATTATACTATATTTTTAAGGGCATTTATACAGACTGACCAAAAGCTTTTGCAAATAATTCCTGCACTTCTTTAATTGAGTTTTGCTTCTCTTCTTCTGTCATATCATCTATCTGTCTATTTCTCCACTCATCCCTAATGTGATTCTGTTCAGCTGTAAAGTTTTTAAGCATATCTTTGTCCTCCTCGCTTCTGATAGCCACAATCTGTCCAAGTGGAGTCTTAGGCATTATTCCAGCTAGGAGAGTACAGAATTCAGACCAAGACATATCAGGTTCATTTCTAAGTCTTATTCCATATTGAGCAGTAAAACTAGCTTCAATTAATCCCCAATCATCATATATGTCATACCACTGCTCTACTTTTTTTTATTTTGGTCTTCCTCTGCTTTTTCTATTTCCTCTATTTCTACACCATTAAGTGCTGCTATTATAGTGTTTATTATAGGCTTATAGCTGCTCATATTAAGATTAAGGCTTTCTATATAATTAAAAGCTTCTTCCCCTAATCCAATTTTAATTATTTTGTCTACTCTTTCATAATCATTTAAACTTTCATCTTTTGAAATATCAGTAAGTTGTAATCCTACTGCTTTATGTGTATTTATTTTAAAGATATGTTCATCATCTATCTTTACCTCTGATTTAGTATTATCCATTCGATTGGATATGTCATAAAATTTTCCCATTTATAAATTCCTCCTAACCCACTGCTGGTGTAAATGTTGGTTCGCCATCAGACTTCAAGTCAAATTCCAAAGGTGTCATAGCTTCACTTTTATCTCCACCAGGGTTTGTTACATCAACCGCACAATTAAAAGCTAATTTTGAACCATCAGGGAAATCTATCTCTGCCATAGTTGAACAGCTAAGACCAGTTTTCCATGCTAATCCTGCAACATAATCATTGCCTGAATCTCCTACATTTCTTTTACCTTTAAGAGTTATTGCGAACCCCTTTGAGGTTATTATATTTCGTTCCCATCCATTAGTCGTCATTGGTATCCATGTTTCAGCTTTACCAGCCATTTTTATAGCAAAACTTTCCATGTCCGCAATAGGCATCATATCCGTTGCTACACTTGCTAAACCTTTTGTTCCAATCTTAAATACAAGATCATAGACTGGAAATACTCCACTAAATGACATTATTCATTACCTACCTTTCATAAATTATTGTTGTTTCAATTACAAATTCAAAAATATCATTACTATCTGTTCCTACTCCTATAGGCTCTGAAGTTCTCATATCAAATTGAATAACTCTTTTACCGCCTATTACAGCACTTTGGCCAAAGAATGTATTATATACTTCTTGAGCCTTTTGTTCTGCTGGAGTAGTTTGATTCCCCCAATGGATTAGGATTGATATAGATTTCTTAGCATAGGATGTATTATTTAATCCACCTACAGCTATGTTGGACTTGCCGCCTACAATACTGTAGATTCCTATACATTGTTCTACGCTTCCATCAATCTTTCCTACATACCAATTAGGACAATCTATTTTAGTTTTAAGCCAGTCTTTTATTTCACTTAGTAACATTATTTAACCAGCCCCTTACTTAACTCTTTAAAGAACTTCATGTAAGTATCTTTTATAAAATCTTTCTTATCGCCACTAATGTAAGCTTCCATCCATTTACCCTGTGCATTTACATTTTTATCATGCCTAAAATTATATTCAGGATGCCAATATAAACGCCTTGCATAAGGTGTGTCAAATACTATAGATGCAACCATATCCTGAAGCCTTGAAGTATCTACATAGCCGCTTCTTTCAAGTTCTCCTGTATTTTTAGGAACCACAGCAGAAGTTACTATATCTGTTTTAACAGCTTCCATAGTCATTTCTAGTGCCTGCTGCTGTGCTTTTTGTAAAGTAGATATAGCGGAATTATTAAGTTTAATGCTTACTTTAGCCTTCATTACATCAAATCCAATTCAGTAGAAAAGACTGTGCCATCAGGATTCTTTGGTCTTGAAGATCTAAATATATCTCTCTTAACCTCACCTACCTGGACACAGCCTTCTATTATTTTACCTGGATTAATATCCCCGGGAACTATTACTTTGCCACTTAATGTTACAAGCTTTCTTTCTTTATCTAATGTCTGCCTTGTTTTTTCCTCATAGAAAGCTTTATCATCAAATAAAATAGTTTCCTCAGGGCCACCATCTTCACCAGTTTTAGTTTGAAATATCTTAAGGTCAGTATTTAATATCCACTTTGGAAATGGTAATTTACCTTTCATACGACCACCTCATAATACTCTGTTTGTTAATCCTGTTTGTTTTAAGTAATGCATAACTGTATTAGGAGCTTTTATTCCGTTGCTGCCATTACCTAAATTCAGGCTCACACTTCCAGCACTATAGTTATTTACTGGCAAGTTTATAAAATCACCATACTGGTATAGGAATTCAGCTTGTAAACATACTGCTTTCTGTACCTTATCCTGCTGAAATGGTGTAAGACTATCAAATCCAGCAGCAACTATAGAATTATAAGTTAAAGAATCTATATTGTCACTTGCTAATTCTAATTGGTTGTCTAATTCATCATCAGGAATAACAGTACCCTTAAATGTAGTTTTATAATAATTACTATCTACATAAACCATGATTATTTACCCTTAGGATTTTTGAGGGCTTCAATTTGATTTTCAAGTTCTACTATTTTATCCAAAGCTTCTTTATACTTGGCATATGTTACTGTTTTACCTGGGGCATTTTCAGTAATCGTTAAATTACCTTTCTCATCTACATCTGCTATGTCATAACCTAATGTTAAATAATAAGCTTTGTCTTTCTCTTCAATTTTAATCTGTTTATTTCCTTGTACTGCTAACATCTATATCCCTCCTAAGCTAGTTTATTAATTTGAATACCTGGTACTTTATTCTGTATTAAGAATAAATCTGTATAGGATCTATTTTGATATAACCAGCCATCACCTTGAGTATGTGTCCCTGGTGCCCATAAATATATAGCACTTCTCTTTATAGGTGCTATTACCGCACTTGGGTGCATAAGTATCATGTTTATTTGCTTTGCACCTACTCCTGCCACTGCTCCAGTGGTAAAATCATAAACCGTCTGCATTCTATCGGATGGAACTATGATAATGTCTACATCATCAAGAGAATGTACAGTTCTATTAATTGTCCCAGAGGTGCTTCCATCTACATTTATAAATCTTTGCATTTGATTAGCTTGCTTTAATAGAGTATTAACAGCAGGAGTTACATATATTTTTCTTCCACTACCAGGAACGTTAGCATCATCCATATTCTGCATAAGCTGATCAAACACAGTTAAGATATTAGCAAGAGTAAGTACTGTAGTATCAGCAACTCCACCAAAACCTACAAAATCAGCATATAATTTACTGTATCTGTATTTATCTAATTCTGGTATTGCCTGCTCAGTTAAAAATACATTAGTGATATTTGCAACTGTAAGTATCTGATTGGTTTCATCAACGTCCTCAGCATCAACATAGAAAGATACATCTCTATCATGCGCAAGTGTCTTTATTTCAAAGTCATTACCATAAGTTCCTGTATTCCACCCACCTGCTCTATTGTGATCCTTATATCCACTAAGTGTCATTCTAGGTATTTTCACATTCTTAGCACCTATAAATTTAACATTGTCAGAAGTTAAGGCACTAGAAGTAAGTTCTCTTGTATATTTCTGTTGCAATTGTGTTAAAAAACTGTCTACATAATTAATTGCCATTATTTATCTCCCCTTTACTATTTAGTCTCATTTCCAAATATAGCATCTAGCTGAGTATTTATATTTGCTGCACCACCACTACCACTGCCATCTGCTCCAAGTTTAAAACCTGGTATAGTAGTATTGGTTGTATCTTCTTGCTTAAATAAGAAAGCTTTACTTTCTTGAAGTCCTTTTAACTGTTCATCAAGTCCAGTAACTTTTCCATCATCACCTAAAATTAGCTTTGATTTATCTATTAGTCCTGAAACTATACCTTCATCCTGTACCTTACCAGCTATAGATAACTTAATAGCATTACTTAATTGTAAATCCTTAAGTTGTCCTTGATATTCCTGTTCTTTAGTTGCATTATCAGCCTGTAATGTAGCTATTTGATTTTTAAGTTCTTCATTATCTCCAGCGGACTTTTTAAGGTTTTCAAGTTGAGTTGCATTTTCCTTTACGGTGGTTTTGAGGTTCTTATTTTCCTCACTAACAGTATCAAACTTTTGTTTTTCAACATAAGACTTCAACTCCTCTGTAGAAGCTTCTGCTGCCTTTTTAGCCTGTTCCTCTGTAAGTCCTAGTGCTATAAATTGCTCTTTATTCACTTATAAATCATTCCTTTCATATGAATTTAAACAGTTTAAAGTCTTATTTAGGACAAAATAAAAAAGCCCTATTGCTAAGACTTAAAATAATTGTAAAATTATGTTTTAATATGATAAAATGTCATTGAAAGAAGGTGTATTTATGAAAAAATGTTTTATTGTATGTCCTATTGGTAATGATGGTAGTGATACTCGTAAGCGATCTGATAAACTTTTAAAACACGTTATTGCTCCTGTATGCAATGAATGCGGTTTTGATGAACCTATTAGAGTAGACAGTTTAAACTCAAGTGATTCCATAACTGAAACTATTCTAAAACATCTAACAGAATCCGATTTAGTCATTGCCGATTTAACAGAGCATAATCCAAACGCTTTTTATGAAATTGGCTATAGAACTGCTTTAAATAAACCTATAATACATTTAAAGGACAAAAGTGATTCTATTCCTTTTGATGTATACGCAATTAGAACTTTTGATTATGATTTAACTGACCTAGATTCTGTTGATGAATTAAAAGAAAGACTTATTCAAACTATTAACTCTATTTCATTTACAGACAGTACTTCCTCTGTAAATGAAGATTCATCGAAAACTTTTAACTCTCAAATTTTACAGGAACTATTTGTAATACAAGATAACATTAAAGATTTAGATTCTAAAATATCAAAATCATCTACAGACACTTCTGTCATATCTGTATTAGCAGACAAGATAGCCAATAATAATAAAACCTCTCCAGAAGAAAAGTTTTTAGAACAACTAATTCCAGTTATGATGGAGGATCCACAAAAATTAAACTCTCTTATTGAATTTAGTAATAAAATTAATAAGAATTCAAAATAATTCTTTGATTTCCTTGAACATAGTATCAAGGAAATCTTTTATACTTTTCAATTGCTTAGATTCAATTTTAGATAATTCTACAGATACTTTTATGCATTCTCCTTTTTTAAATCTAATTATCTTATCAATTTTAACATCTAACTCCTCATCCATTTACTTCACCTCGCTTGAATTTGTATTCTCTTTTATCCATTTTTTACATTCTTCATTCACCTGTTTAATACTAGCATTAGTTTTCTTAATATCATGCTTTACATACATATCATAAATAGCTGAACCAATTATAAATAATCCTGCTAGATCAAGAATAATTGTCTTAATCATTTATCTCACCTCGCTTTTTCCCGACTATAATCTCTTCTAAGTTCTGGATTATCCCTTAGATGTTGTCTTAATCTATCTTGTAATTCCTTAACCTTATCACTGGCCGTATTTACATTCTTAGGATCTAAAGAGCCAGCTTCTCGCCTTTTCCATCTTCTTATTTCTCTTTCAATGGCCCTTTGCTGCTGCTCCGCTTTATAATTACTGGTTGAAGTATCTTCATCAGGTACCTCAGGTAGTTTTGTTATACCTGGAAAGTATGTCGCTAATGTATGCCTACAGTTAGGATGTAAAAGTCCTGCTTTCATAGCTTCACTAAGTAATGGATAATCACCATCAGCTTTACTTCCGCTACTGAATACATCATCTATGAGGATTTTGCCTTGCCATGGTAAGCAAAGTTTGCATGTATTAGCATGAGCTGACACAACAACTAAATGCAATCCCCATTCATCACGCTTCTTGCCTTCACCTAAAAAAGTTGCTCTTTGACTTGCTGTTCTTAGAGCCATTTCAGCGTATGCGGCAATATTTACTCTCTTGCCATCTTTATATACTATTGAGTTAATACCTGCGTCTAAGAAGTCCTTAGTAGCCATATCAATAGCCTGATTTAAACTAGTAGCTCCACTCTGCATAAATACTTGTGTTTTAAATATTGTCTGCCTATACACATCATCCATTTTTCTTAAAACAGAATGTTGGCCCACATTAATATCATGCTGCACTGAATCTGTAAGAGCTTTAAGCTTTTTATCATTCATACCAAAGAAGTTAGTTTCCTGCGGAGGTGGATTATTCTTAGGTTTATTCATTACCCTTGATACTATATCCTTTAACTTTTCCATACCTTGTGGGCTAGAGCTTCTTTGAATATCACTAGGAAATTCAATTACTGCTTCTTTCCTTCTATATTTGCCTAACCAGTTTTTTATTTGATTTATAAGCTTTGTTACTCTGTTTTCTCCAGCTTTATAGCTTTCCTGCAATACTGCATCTATAGTCTTCTGTATAGGATCACTATACTTACCAACAATCTTTTCATTCTGCTTGCGGTACTTTTCAATATTTCTAAGTTTGGATAGTTGCCACTGTTCCCACTGAAAACCTTCTTTTAATTCTTCATTCTTATGCCTATAAAAGTTTCTCTTAAGTGAAGCTATAAGGTCCAGTTCCATTTGCTGAAATATTTCTCTTAGGCTGTAACTATCATTGTTTCCACTCATGATTATTCACCCTTAGGCAGATTATCTTGATTGCCAGTAAGAGTTGTATCAGCCGGAAGATTATCACTTCCATTTACTGCAGGTGGATCTACGGTAGTTAATCCTTGTTCTTCTTTCAGCTTTGAGACTTCTTCAGCTTTTTGTTCTTCTGTCCATGTATCACCATATAGCTGCTCAACACATTGTTCTACACTCATTATCCCATTAAGCTTCGCCTTACCTATAGTATCAACTCTATTCTCAAAGTCAGGTGCAGCATACTCACCAAAATCTAAAGTTACTTCTGTATCACCACCTACAGCCATACTTTTCAACGAATTATAAGCCTTTATTGATGTATTAATTACCATTGGAATAACCTCAGATAAAGTTTCTATTATTTTACTTCTAGTATATAAAGTTGTCTTTTCCTTTTCTCTTTGTGCAACTTGGTTGTCTCTCTTTTTAAGATCCATGCCTAATGTACTCGGAGATATTATCCCTTGTAGACACATATCTACCGCAGATGCATAGCTTTCGACAAATGCAGCATAATTAATTGTTGGCTGCAACATGGTTGTAGTCCCTGGTTTATCCTCACTGAAAGTTGCATTTAACTGAATAAATTGATTATCAAATGGATTAGGCTGCATTATTTTACCGCTGTTAGGATCTTTAGGTAATAAATCTTCAGGAATATACTTTTGAACTCTTCCTGCTCTTATGGCATCAATCCATTGGCTTATTATTTCATCCAATGCGTCAAATGCATCCGTTTTATTATCAAATATGCTTTTACCCCTGTTATCCCATTTAGGAGAATCATAGAACTTAATAGGTACAGCCATCATAAAGCTTTTGTCGAATGTTGCATCTTGCATACCTGCTAGTTCTGGCACCATAATTAAAGGTACTTCTTTTCCTCTTTCATCTAGCAACTGGTTTCTTATATACCCATACCCAAATGTTTCTACAAGCCTATAATTCCTATCATTAGCAGCATAATCCGTATAAAATATAACTTCTTGTATTCTGCCACGTTTTACAGTGTAATCTACTTTCTCACCACTATAGAATTCTAATATAGGATATTCCGTAAGGTCGGTATCTATTGTAATTTTAAAAGCACCATCACCTGTTACAAGAGTATCAATTATCATATTTTTAATAAGCTTATCAAATTTATTATCTTCTGATATCTCCTGCCAAATAGCGTCTTGTGTTTCGTCATTAACTTCTATAGTATTTATTCCACTTATAACTATGTCTGCCAAAGCTTCTACGATTATAGAAGGCATACCACTGTGCATTTTTCTTATGTTTAGCTTTGCACTAGGTACCGCAGCCCAAAACCTAGATCTACTTACCAGGTCAATTACTGTATTCTTAAAGAACTGATCTAATTCACTAGGTTCACCTCTATACCAGATTCTATTTCTTAATACAGTGGCTTCAAAACTTAAAGGTTCCTGTATAGTAATTGGTGAAGCTGGTGCAGGCATTACATTTAACATTTTCATTATCATATTCTTAAACCACCCCATTCTTACACCTCCAATCTCTTCTTAAAAGGTTGTATGCTGTATTCTGAGCTGTCTAAACAGTCAACGGGGTAACTGCCATCATCAGTACGCACCCATTCGCCCTCAGTTCTTTTCTTTTCATCCCAGGTTGCATTTTCTATAGCTTCTATCCATGGTTTTAAATGCTGCATTATTTTGTATCTGCCCTGATTAATTAATATATTAACTAATCTGATACGGTCAATAATGCCCTCTTTCTTGTACGAAGGTACTACTTGAATGTTTATACCTCTACGCCTTAATTCATTGCTAAGTGCTTGTCTAAACAGCTTATCAGCACTTTCACAAAATATAATTGTGCCAATAAAAAAAGATGGGTATGTTTTTATCCATTCTTCAATCTTGTCAACTATTTCTTTCGCATATTTGTCATGTGTATAACCACTACTTTTGCCTTGTTTATGGTAATACCCATCAAGCTCTATTATTTCACCATACTTTACTGTATACCCTGTTAGCGTTGCAACTGTGGCATCAGTACCACCTATATCTATACCAATACTAAACTGAATAAACTTCTTATCCTTGATATAATCTCTTGTTATTACAACCTCTTTATAGCTGTACCCAGTATAAATACGCCCTGTAGCTGCTGTTCTTTTACCTAGTATATCAGCCTGATACCAAAGGCTGGACTTATCATAAGGCTTTAATACTGCTCTAAGCCTATCGTTCTTTATGCTTAGATTATCCCATATGGTAAAGTGAGCATAGCTATAACCAGGATTCTCACCATTCTCTTTAAGTTGATCCTGATAATCAAGTATATCTCTATAAAACCAATGACTAGGTGGCATAGGGTTTAAATCAAAGAATATTTGTCTTTTACTACTGGATAAAGTTCTGTCAAAAACTTCTTGAACAAAAGATTGACTGCACTCATTAACTTCCGTGAGATAAGCAGATCCATAAGAGTTACCTTTTATCTTTGCCGCATCATTGGCCTTACCTCCACCAGCAATAATAATTACTTTTTCGCCTGTGTTTGTTTCAATGAATAAGGCTTCTTTACCTTCATACTTACCTTCTCTTGACCTACCATCAAACAAATACTTAAGTCCAAAGCCATTACTATCAATGATATTCATTCTAGCTGCTGCAAGACTTACCCCTGCTACCAGATGCAGTTTATCCGGATGAACTTCTAAGCACATTGAATATGCAATTAGGTTAATAATATTCTTACCTGCTCTTTTACCACCTTCAAGTACAGACAGCCAGGAATCTACTGAGTTCTTTATATATTCTGATTGTCTACCTGTTAAAGGTGCGTAATTAATCAAGTTTATCATCCTCCCAACTGCGTCAAATCAAAATTTATTGCAGTTCATACATTGTAAACGACCTATTTTAGCCACTTTAAAGCCATCTTTATGAATAAATATTTAAAATCCCATAATTTATACAAACTTTATGCAATATTATCTTATACAATTATTCATCATCCAAAGGTTCTCTTTCCTGCGGCTTGTTGATTAATTCAGCAATAGCATTAAGTTGACCTTGAATATTAAGTTTATCTTTACCTGGTACCTTAGACTTAAGAACCTCAATTCTTGCCTTCTGTTCTTCTGTAGCAAGACTTTTATTAAGCAATTCATCATATTGCTTAATTAACCTTTCAAGCGTTGTCATGGCCCTTGATTGAGCCTGTAAAAAGGTTGCCTGTCTATCCCATGAAAACTGGAACTCATATTCATCTGTATCTGAGGTATCACCACGAGTTTGCTTCTTAAGTTCCTTAATCATTTCTTCTTTGTCTTTAACATACATAATCCTTTGAGCTCTTATAATAGCTGCATACTGGATATTAATATTTTCCCAAAGGATATCTAAAGGATCTTTCTGTTCTATCTCCTGGATAATATCAAAAGTATCCTCAGGAAGATACTTAGAAAAAAAGCCATGAGTTTCTGACTTTTTATTCTTAGGTGGCCCACCTGTTCCTCCTGAATTACCCTTTGCATTCTTATTTCCATGCTGGCCACCTTTTTTACGTTTGGAACGTTCCGTATTCTTTTTAACTTTTGTTTGGAACGTTCCGTTCAATTTGTCATCCCATTGGTCTTTATTTTTCCATCCTCTTATTGTCCCGGGTGAAAGATTTAAAGTCTCTGCAATCTTTACTAAATCAATATTCCCATTATTCTCTTTGTAAATCTCAAATGCCTTATCCCTGCTCGGACTTCTTTGTCTAGGCACATCACCTCACCTGCCCTAATTGGTTGTTCGTGTTGGTTTTGTCGAACTATTCTACACATACTGTTAATCGCTTTTCTTATTGCTATGGAACCAATGTCCTATAGAATTAGCCAATGCTAGTAATATAAAGAATGTCATCCAAGGATGCTGCATACACCAGTTATACATTATTATCACCTTCCTTATTTTTGAATATAGAAAAAGCACCGGTATTTCTACCAGTGCTTAATAACAGGGGTACCATATATGTCTACAGTACTCTTTAATATTACTCTTTTATTCTATTTTTGTAAATATTTATTACATTTTTCTACAATATGTTATATAAAAAGACACCTAGAATTAACCAAGTGCCTTTTTATATATTAGTTATTTAAATGGAGAAAGAAACTACACTTACATAATATCTAATTATTGTTAATATTTAATTTCCAAATTATGTATATATATTAAATATAAGTTAATATATTTTAAATAAAAGAGCACCCGTTACAGGTGCCTTTTCGTACAAGATGTATTATTTTTTACAATTTTACACAATACTATTAAATCATATTATAAAAGGTACGTCAATCCCACTAAAAAGGACATTTTTTCAGACATAAAAATTATAAACTTTGGCGCTATTACTGGCTTTAATACCATTTTGACAAGGACATTTTTAAAGCCTTATTCCGTCTATACCGAAAAATAATATGCTTAAATCTTCAATAGCGTTTCTCACATCTCTCCCAATGGTTTTAACAGTAATACTAAAATGCTCCGCTGCTTCCTCGTAAGTTGGCGCTACCTCATCCTTGCAGACATCTACATAAATATATTTAATAATATTAAATCTTCTCTCTTTAGCCTTTCCTTCACTTTTACATACGGATTCATAATACTTCATGGCTTTATTTATGTGACCAACTATAATTAACGTTCTCTTCTTAGTTCTACTTAATGCTTGAATATACTGCTCTTCATCATTTATAGCCTCTATGTCATCCAGTACATCTATCGCATTATCCTCATATATTGCATTTACAGAACTATCAGTTATTTTCCCGTGGATTTTCAAACCTCTATAATGTTTAAGCAGCAGCCTAGTATTCCTAAGCCTTCTGTCGTATCTCTTTTTAGTCTTATAGTATTCCTGTTCTTTTATATACTTTATACCTTCTCTTACCCCAATTTTTACAGCTTCATCAACGCTTATATTTTGTTCCATACTGTCGACCTCCTACTCCTTATATTTTTTAATTCTAGCTTTTAATGCATTCATAAGATTATCCTGGGTTCCGCTTTTATCTTCCAGTGCCATCATAACGTCATGATCCACTCCATCATCTACAACAAGGTGATGTATTATAACTTTATCCTTTTGGCCTTGTCTGTGAAGCCTTTTATTAGCTTGCTGGTATAATTCTAAGCTCCAATTAAGTCCAAACCATATAACATGATGACCCCCTCTTTGAAGATTAAGGCCATATGCACAGCTGGCAGGATGGGCTAGTAGTATATCAATCTTTCCATCATTCCAGTCATCTTCATCCTGTGGACCTTTAAGCTGTCTAACTCTAAGTTTCATTCCCTCTAATGCCTTTTTTATTCTCATAAGGTCATGCTGGAAATTATAAAATACTAATGCTGATTGCCCATTAAGTCCTTCTACAAGCTCCAGGAATGCATCAATCTTACACGAATGTATCTCAACTATGTTTCTGTTTTCATCATACACAGCACCATTACAAAGCTGTAAAAGCTTATTTGTAAGTACTGCTGCTGTTCCTGCATCAATTGTTGATTCATCAACCTCAAGAAGCATTTCCTTTTCAAGCTTTTCGTAAGATTTCTTAGCCTTGCTGTCCAGTATTACTGGTGTAGTAACTGTGATGCAATCCGGAAGCTCCAAATAATCCTCTGCTTTCATGCTTACACATATATCACCTATAAGTTCCTGTATAGTTTCATTGGCTCCCGGCTTTGGCATATAACTAAACACATGGTCTCTATCTCTCTGATCCGGTTGAAAATATCTTTCACGAAAATGTGTTATTCTTTTTCCAAGTCTTTTACCTTCATCCAGTAAATAAATCTGCGCCCATATATCAAGCAGTCCGTTAGGTGCCGGTGTTCCAGTAAGTCCTATAAATCTATCAATGTGATTCCGAACCCATGTAAGTGATTTAAATCTTTTGGCCTGATGATTTTTAAAGCTGCTGAATTCATCTACAACCACCATATCGAATGGCCATGCATTTTTATAATATTCTACAAGCCATGGTACATTTTCACGATTGATAACATAAATGTCTGAAGGTGTATTAATTGCTCTTATCCTTTTAGTCTTTGGCCCAAGTACTGAAATAACTCTAAGCATTCTTAAGTGATCCCATTTTTCAGCTTCCTTTGCCCATGTTGCTTCTGCTACTTTCTTTGGCGCTATAACAAGTACTTTTGATATTGCAAACTTGTTATACTTTAAATCGTTTATTGCAGTAAGTGTTATAACTGTTTTTCCAAGCCCCATGTCAAGGAACAATCCTATTGCTTTATCCGTTAATACCCTGTCTATGCAGTATCTTTGGTACGCATGTGGTATGAATTTCATACACCATCACCCTACTATCTCAATATTTTCTATAAGTTCAATTTTCATAGTTTTCTTCGTAACAGTCGTAGATATCATATACACTTCTTTTCTATCTTTTACCCTTACAAAGACATACCCACACGTAAATGCATTTAATATAAAAACATTACTGTTCTTAGGTATTTCTTTAATATGCTCTTTTTTAACTCTATATACTTTTTTACTTGCCATCACATTCTCTCCTCGCGCCATATGAAATTATCTACAGCTTTTTTATTATCTATCACATAAACTCTAAATCCTAAATCACTTATTCTTTTTTGCTGCACTGTTTGAAGGGCTGTAGGTTTTCTACCTGGTGCTTTTAATTCTACAAAAGCGATTTTTCCTCCTGGAAGTAAAACTAATCTATCCGGTACTCCAGCATTGCCAGGTGAAACAAATTTATATGCCCTGCCACCTGCTTCTTTAACTTTTTTAACTAAATAACTTTCAATTACATTTTCTCTCAATTATCACACCTACCTAAGTGAAATTTATAAAATGTCAACTTTCTCACCATATACCCCTATACATATATACGCGTAGGCATATTAGGCATATATATATTACCTATTATATCTATTTATATTGATTATATAGAAATCATAGTTACATAGTTGACATATATCTATAAGTTAGTAATACCAATGGGTTTCATGTCAACCAAAGTGTCAACTTTCATTAGTTTTTATAGTTGCCTTGGTTGACACATTAAAAATAATTTCCTTTGAGAAAGTTGACATTTTTTCAAGAAAGTTGACACTAATTTTTGCGAATTGAAACTGGTCTAAACCCTTTTTGTTTTCCATAATTTGCACCAAATCTCATCGTTCCTGCTCTTTCCCATCCAGGTAAAACTTCTAAAATAGCATTTATTCTGTGCGCTTCTCCCTTAGACATATTCCTGATCTCACATAGACACTCTTTCCATACTTCCATTGCACACACTCTGTCCCTTTGTATCAGCTCCAAGGTATCAGTAACTCCGTTTCCCCAAAACATACGCCTTCGCTCCAGGCTCCATTTTTGCCAATCATGTGGTATCGCTCTATCTAAAAAGGCTTCTATTTGCCCCTGCAATGGATCCCTTTCTAAATGCGTAGTTCTTCTCTTTTCTGCTTCTTCTTCCATTTCAGGTGATAATATTAAAGGCTCTCCTAATCTCCATCTTAATACTGCTTCTGCCCATATTTGATTTACTTCATCATCCAAATGCTCAAATACTCTTTTAGTTGGCTTTTGTATTTCTGTATCTACTGGCCAAAATCTACGATTACCTGTTGGATCACTAAGATACTCGTGATTATTTGTTGTTCCAAAGAATACACACTGCCTTAAATGTTTTTCTGTTTTCCTAGCATAAGCAGCACGATACTGGTCATCACATTTACTCAAAAACTGTTTTACTGCCTTAATATCAGTCTTATTAAAAGCTTCAAGTTCTCCAATTTCCACTATCCATATACCTTGAAGAAGTTCTGCTGCGTCCTTGCCCTCAAAAGTTTTTATACTATCTGAAAACCACTTGCCACCTAATTTTGAAAACAAAGTACTTTTACCTATACCCTGTCTACCACATACAATTGTCATGTAATCGAATTTACACCCTGGAGTCATAACTCTAGCCACAGCTGCTACAAAGGCCTTACGTGTTATTGTACGCATATAAGCGCAGTCCTCAGCACCTAAATAATCAATATACAATGTATCAAGCCTGGGAACACCATCCCATTCAAGGCCCTTTAAGTAATCCACCACAGAATTAAATCCATTTGCATTAGAATGATTTTTAAGAGCATCATCTACAACTTCTCTTGACCGAAAGCCGAGTATTTTTTCAATGTATTCACGAAAACCAGAGTCATCATCATCTGTCCAGAGGAATACACCATTTTCTTTTTCACGTATCCCCCATGGAAACGGTGCTTCGCCTAATATATGGTCTGCAAAAGTATCTTTACGAATCCTTCCTTTTAGCAGTGGATCATTCTCTAAAACTACACGTACATTAGCTGTAGTTTTAAGCGGCGCTCCTGTAGAAGAGTTCAACTTTAATTTACTTATCCAATTTGCAAGCTCCCCTTCGCTGTCTTCTACAGGCTGAGAAAAAGCTTCAGTTGTCTTTTCATATCTCTCTTGATTAATAAGCGTGGCCACAAAAGGATCACTTACAGCAAACTCACACATGGCCTTATATGAAGGCAATTTATTCACAGGAGTATCCGGCTTTGATTCGTCGTCCATTTCACCAAACTTATGAAACCTTACCAGGTCAAAGGCATTACAAAGCTTTCCTCCTGCCGGATCCGTAGCATGATGTGAATACAGGAAATTACCATTTTCATATACAATAGCACCACCTACAGTACTACCACCTGTAAAGGTAAATCTGTTTGAATTATCGTCGCATGGTTCATATATTCCTGGAATAAAAGATTCTATTACCTTATACACATCATAAGTCTTACAAAAGGCTCCTATAACTCCAGTTTTAGTTGTAGGATCTTCCTGCCTTGCTGCTAACTTTTGATGATTCTGCTTTTCTCCTGGTACCTTTGGCCATTCATTTACATCACGCCAGTTTGTATATTTATCAAGTACCCCATCAGCACTTATAAAAGGTTTATCCCAGTATTGAAATATATATTGGCTATCATTACAGCATGAAGGATTATACATTAATCTTGAAGCTTGAAAGGTTGTAGGATCACAAAGTTCTATTCCTATTATCTGCCCAAGCTTACGTGATATAGGCTCATATTCATCTGCTGTGACTGTTTTATCTAAAGGTATTAATACTCTTAGCCTTGGCCTAGCTTCCTCATGCTTACGTGTAGAATAAACTGCTACTGAACACCCAAGACCATCAATTCTGCATAGAACATCATTAGTCCCTCCTGGCTGTATATTATCAAGGTCAAGAGTAACTACATCTCTGCCTACTACACTTCCAGCTTTTCTTTTATTTCCTTCAAGAGTACCAGCTATAAAGCCCCCTACATCCTTAAGATTATCCTGTTTACTTTTAGGATAGGATAAATATTCAGCTAAACTTTCAGGACTTCTTACAGGTATTCTAAGTTTTTCATAAAACTCAGATATAAATAACTTCTGAGGTGTCCATACTGTGGCTTTCCTGCTCCCTGCTGTTGATATTGTTATCTCTCTATCATTTATTAACATTGGAGTATCACCTCCTCCCATCACATATAAGATGTTTGTTACAGCTAAATTCTTGAAATATGACTTAAACTATTGCTTTAATTAGATCTGATTTATCTAATAACTCAGGGCATTGATTTAGCGCAGCTATATATCCTGCCAATGGGCACCCTACTCGTTCTTCATAATCTAACTCATAGTATTTTATATCTCCACTCGTAAGTCTAGTTCTCATAGCTAATATATTTCCGCTCACTTGACCATTACCTTCAAGTATTCTAACTTTACCATTTTCCCTTACAAGTACAATTTTCATTGATATAACCTCCTTCGCCCTAATTTTGAATGGCGAAACAAAAACACCGTAGAATTCTTGAATAATACGGTGTTTTATGAAATATTTAATTTTCACTATTAATAAATATTATATATAAATAAAATTTTACTTTTGTAAATCAATTAAGATTCCTTAATACAATTTTTAATAATACTTTCAACATGAATTTTTGTAGTATTAAGGAATGGTATACCAAATTCATCTTTTGTAAGAATTAATGGCAACTCTGTACAACCAAGAATTAATCCCTCTATTGAATCTTCATCAATCATCCTTTTAACAATATTAAGTAATCCATTACGTGTTTCATCAAGAAACTTTCCAAATTCAATTTCAGTCATTAGTTTATGATGAATATAATCCTGTTCTTCTTCTTTTGGAACGATAATTTTTATATTACTTTTGTCAAATACTTTCTTAAAAAAATTGCTCTCCATTGTAAATTTAGTCCCAATTAGGCCAATCTTTTTTATTCCTAACGCCTCAGCATTTTTACATGTTTCCTCAACAATACTTATTAATGGAATAGGAGATAACTCCTTAATTCTTTCAAATACTATATGTGGTGTATTTGATGAAATGAATCCAAAATCTGCACCTGCTTTATAGAGTATCTCGACACCTTTAATTAAGCAATTTACAAGGTTGTCCCATTGTTTATTCTCAACAAAACTTAAAAGAATATTCATATCCATGCTATTAATCAATATTTCAGGGTAGCTACCATCCTTTACTTCATTACGATATTTTTCAATAATTAGGCGATAATAATCTAAAGTTGATTCGGGTCCAAGACCACCAATCATTCCTATTTTCTTCATCCATTAACTCTCCTTATATTTAATTTCGGCTATACCACTACCTATAAATTAAGTATTTATTATCTATAATAACTGCTAGATAATATCTTATACTTTTAGCTTAATTCATATAGAAATTATACCATAATATTCTATATCGTCCATTATTACCGATAAAATATATTAGAAGTTTATTCTATAAACACCGCATTATTCAATTATCAAAGTACAATTTTATCTACCCATCTAGTTCGACCTATAATCAGTGGTCGAACTATTCTTTCTTATAAAATTCAGCTGTAAATCCATCTGCACCTAATGGAAGTCCCTGTGCCCATGGTATAGGCTGGCTCATTATTTCACACACTCTATCTAAATCTGCATATTCTTTAGGACAATCAATAATAACTTCATCATGTACATGAAATACAACTTTATATCCTAGTTCACTTAATCTTTTTATATTCTCTGCTAGACAATCTCTCGCTATAGCCTGCACGATATTCTCCACTAATTTGCCACCATAAGTAGGTACTGTTTCCCATTTCTTAGTATTCTGATTCATACCGTGATACTGAATTGAATCTTTCCCCCAGTCATTTTGAGCAATAAAAGGTCTAGCATAGAATAGTTTTCTACCACTTGGAAGTGTAATAGTTAAAAAGTCCTGTCCGGTAGCATAGTCTCCTTCATGAGCAATAATTATATTTTTAACTCCTGCCGCTTGGCCTGTTTTCATAACTGAGATAGCAGCATTTTCTATAGAGTACCAAAGGTCCACTATCCTTTTATTTGACGATCTCCATCTGCGTACAATCTCCGGAAGTTCTTCTTCAGTAAGTCCCATATTTAAGGCGCCCATAGCTATAAGTGCACCGGATGCACCCTGGTATCCTAGTGCAAGCTCCGCAACTTTACCTTTTTGACGTAAAGCATATTCCGGATTACCTTTTTTAATAAGTTCTATAGGAACACCAAACATCTGACTTGCTGAAGCTTCATATATCTTTCCATGTGAGTTAAATACATCAATACGCCACTGTTCTCCAGCAAGCCAGGCTATTACTCTTGCTTCAATAGCACTAAAGTCTGCATCTACAAATAAATTACCCTTAGAAGGTACAAAGGCCGTTCTTATAAGCTGTGACAGAGTATCTGGAACACTTCCATATATAAGTTTTAAAGCATCTATCTTTCTACCCTTAACACAATCTCTTGCATGACTAAGAGTTTCAATATAACTTCTAGGAAGGTTCTGTACCTGTACAATTCTTCCGGCCCATCTGCCGGTCCTATTAGCTCCATAAAACTGTAATAGTCCTCTTACTCTTCCATCAAGGCATACTGCTTCTTTCATGGCTGTATACTTTTTAACACTTGTCTTTGAAAGTTCCTGCCTTATTTCAAGCATTCTCTTTACTACATCATTATCTGTGATCTTTATAAGACTTTTAACTGTTTCTTTAGTAAGATCTGCTGTTTCTTCTCCAGTTTCCTGTTCTATCCACTTTGACAGCTGCTGCACACTTTTAGGGTTATCTAGTCCTGATAAACTGATTGCTTCCTCCATAAGACTATCTGTAATAGTTTGGTGGCAATATAAAGCACCTTCAATAAGTTCCTGGCCAACCTTAACACCGTCAGCATTCATACGTTGATCCAGTTCCCATAATCTTTGTTCCTGGTCAGATACTGGAAATGCTGATAGTCTATTTTCAATTTCCATTTCAGTAACTACATCCTGTTTGCAATATTCTTTAAATAAATTCCACTTTTCAGGTTCATGATAATGCATATTCCTAGTACGGTGTCCATTCTTAGCTGTAGGCTTACATGGCAAGCAGAATAATCTTATAAGTGCTTTACCTATACCCATTTTCTTTTTATCCTCAGGAAGTCCTAAAGCTGTTCCTGTAGCAGCAAGTCCTGCTGTGTATCCACAATATAGGCCATGAAACATAGTACAATGCCACTGCTCTAAAGGTGAATAATAAAATTTATTTAAGCAGTACCATTCAAACGGTGCATTGTATGCATGTTTAATTACTCTGGGATCTGCAAGCATTTGAAGTATAGAAAATGGTATCTTTTCGCCCTGTGCCAGGTCTACTATTTGAACCGGTTCACCATCTAAGGAATAAGCAAATAAAAGAATCTCAAAATCAGGGGACTGGACATATTTATATAGTCCAGCCTTTCCTAAATTAATACTGCTAAAAGTTTCAATATCTATGCTTAGATGAATCATATACCCATCACACCACCGTTAATTGGCCTCCCGGTGATTGGATCTATTTGTACTGCCTGTTGTGGTGTCTGATATGCTGGAGGTGGTACTTGCTGTGGATATCCCTGCTGCACTTGTGACTGATTATAGTTTTGTGGTGGATAACTTTGTGCTGGCTGTTGATATTGTGTTTGTGGTGCAGCTGGCGGAGTATACCCACCAGGAACAGGTGCATCACCAAAGGCGGATGCTGCTGAAATACGTCCTCCAAGTGGCTTACCATCTTCTAATTTCTGTACTGGACCTAATCCACATCCTACACCTTTATTGCCGCTATTAAAATAAGGGAAAAAATTAGTACTTACTCTTGCATACATTCCTGAATATACTTCTGTTTGATTTATGATTGGATTCATGTTAATGTCAATGATTTCTTGCTGTTGGTTAGATGAAGCTGTTAAAACCCAGTGTCCCTTGCATTCTGTGCCGAAAGGTTCACCATTTTGACGAACTCCATCACCATCCCAAACTGGGTTTTTAACTTGTGGAGGACGAGTACCGTTCCATTTCCCAGTAACTCCTTGCTGTATAGCAGCTGCAATTGCTGCGTCAATCCTTTGTTTTGTAGCTATATCTGTTTTAGGTATTAAGATAGTTGTACTATACTTAGGTTCAGCACCTACTTGATGGGCATAAGGTGTAAATAGGTGTACAAAACTTAGTCTTACCTTTCCTGTTACAATGCTTGTTTGATTCGATTGATTATTCATTAATTACTCCCCCTTCATTTTTAAAAACATCTGCTGCACTTACTTTTTTAATTGGTTCTCTATTATCACTTAATGGTGCAAGAGTCGGTTTTCCAGGTGGACTACTGACCTTGTCGGATAAAAGTTCTTTAAACTTTGGTTTTCCTATTAGTTCTTCGATTTTTGCAAGAGACAGCGGCACTTTATCATAAAGCATAGCTTCATCTGTACCGTTATCCTTTAGCACTTTGAATGCTTCATCTGTGTTAATGAACTGCCTTACACTTCTGCCATGAACAGCTTTCCAACCTGAAATATCGTTTCCTTTTAAAACTTCACCTAAAGCATATTTTTCAAGGGCTGTAACCCAGCTTTTTATGCTTTTAGCTTTCTCAAGAATCTGCCCTACTTCCTCATTTGTAAGAAGTGGCGGCATTTTGTTTTCATAAACTTCTACAGATAAATTTTTATCTTTAGCAGCCCTGCAGATTGCCTTTGCTCTGCAAAATTGGCAGTGATCTCCTGGAATATAATCTCCTACGCCATTAAAAGCTTTTTCAGCTATAGGTCTTATGCTTTCGCCCCAGTCTAACAACTGCTTTATAGGTATAGAGAATTCTGAAATTGAATCAAGTCTAGGCTGAATAATTGTCATTTTGACTTGTTGAATGTTGAATAATATTTTCTCTTCCTCATAGGCTCCAAGGGCATACAGCATCATTTGAGGATTACTTTCCGCTGATACCGGCACACCTTTTCCGTATTTAAAGTCAATTACATGAAGGGTATTTCCCCCTATAATAATGCAATCACCTGTTCCAAATCCTTCCGGAGCATACACGCTGTAATCAAGTTTTTTCTCTGCCGCAATGTATGGTGGAGAAGAAAAACTATAGGTTACTTCAGAAATGTAATCCATGTAAGTATCAGTGTGTCTTAGCATTTCATCCTGGAATAAAGGATCTTCTTTAAATTTCTTAATTCTGTTGTTAAAAGTTCGCGGCCCCATTGGTTCAATGTATTTTCTAAGCTTTAACTCTGCAATGGCATGGGCAAGAGTACCTTCTTTTGCATTTTCACTTGTACTATCTGGAAGAGTTTCCTCAAGTCTTGCTGAAGGTGTACATATAAGCCACCTATGGGCAGAGCTTGCAGATAACAAAGCATGTGCTCTAGTTTCATTTTTTTTTATCATATCTTTGCCCCCAATGATCTAAGTTGAGTTGCAAAAGCCCCGTATTGTTCTTTTGGTAATGCTGTTAATGCCTGTACTCCAAAGCTTGCAAGCAAGGATACAAGTTCATTTCTGTGTCCGGCATCAACAATTTGTGTAGCTGCTACTGCAAGCTGTTCCATGGTATACGATTGAGTTGTTGTCTGAACCGGTGCTACTGGTGGAGCTGCATTCTGCTGTGGTATTTGTTGAGCCTGTGGCGGTGTCTGCTGGGGCTGTACTGGTTGCGTATATTGTGGAGCTACTGGTTGTATTGGTGGTGTGATTTGTACCGGAGCAACTGGTGGCACTTGCTGTACAGGTGGTGTAATTGATGCTGGCGTTACCTCAGGTGAGTGCAATTGAACTGGTTTAGTTAGTTCTGCATCTTCTGATATTGTTTTTGCTCCAATTTCTCCTTTTGTAGCTCCTAATTTTTTACTTCCGAACGTATCGGCAAATTCCAATACCTCCATAATTGAATCAAATTCTGCTGTAATTTTCATAATTAAAATTCCTCCTAAATTTTGTTTTCATTTTTAGGTGCATCTGGCCCCATAGTATAGAGTTCCATTACACCATGATTGCTGCCATTTTTAGCTTTATACTCAATTACTATTTTTCCTATCCCGACTATAGTTTGCTTTGTAATAATGCACTTCTTAGTTAAATGCTCTATTATTCTTTTAGGTACATATATAAAATCATTATTTTCTGTGGGATAAGCTATTTTCTTTAATCTACCCACTATTCAAGACCCCCTATATAATTTGACTTTTACCCTCATTCCATAGTAGAATAAGGCTACAACACTTTCTCTATGATCCTTTTTACAAGGATCTCTTTTTTTATTCCTCAACATAAACTTCAACAAACTTACCATCTGTAACAACTATTGCTACTCCTTCATTTTGGAATATAACTGCTTCTTCTAAAGTCATTATTTCTCCAACATCATATTTTCTTGTCATACATTTTCACCTCCTTAAATTGCCATGGTTCCATTATTTACACGCCTCCAAGTCCAATATTCTCTCTGACATTTCATTAATAGTTGCTTCAAGTTCATTAATCTTTTTCTGTAATTCATAAATTTCCATAGTCTTTTCATACTGTAATTCTGACAGCTTTTTATTACCTGCTAAAAGTTCGTCAATTCTTTGGTTTAGAGCTCTAATTGTTTCACTCATTTATTACACCTTCCTTTTACTTTTTAGCCATTGCGGCACTATCTATTTTCTGGAAGCTCTTCTCTTTCCTTGACCCATTCAAAAGCTTCTCTGTGAACATATATTTTTCTCTCATCCCTTGTGCAAGGAAATCCTTTAATGTTACACAGTTCTCTTACTCTTGGTACTCTTATAGATGTTAGCTCAGAGAATTCTTTAACACTGTACATCTGCTTTGGCTCCGGTCTAGTTAAAATGAGTTCTTTTAATCCTTTAATCTGCTCTAATAATTCGTCCATTGTTAAATTCCTCCTTCCAGTAAACTTTCAAGTTTAGCAATAGATCTGTTATTCATCCTAACCTTTTCAAGCATTCCTAAATTTGAATTACGTAAATCCTTAATCATTAACTTCACAGTATCTGCACTGAAATTTAAATACGTATCATCTAGGACTCTATACTCGGATTTTATTTCCACATTTCTTGATGTGTAAGCGCCAGTTTTACGAATAGAAGGAAGAACATCATTAGTCACCCAATTTCTAAAAGGTCTGCATTTTTGTGTTTTAGCTTCTAGCATAAAATCATAGAGCATAGGTTCGGTTAGATATTTGTGTCCATTATGGACACGTGGCTTTATACCAGCACTTATGATATTTCCGTCTATTCTCTCTTTCCTAGGGTACAATCTACCCTCTGAATTTTTCTTAATTTGACCAAGAGCCATACCCGTTGAATAAAGTTCAAATAAAATCTCACCAGTAACCTCAATTATTTCTACTTCTTGCCCTTCAAAAATCTGTAATGCAGATTGAGTATTACCGATTTCTTTTTCTTTAACTTCTATTGGAGCTGTTAATCCTTTTGGAGCTTGAGCATTTACAATTAATTCTTTTATGAAATTTTCCACCACAACTCTATTTCTGCATTTAGAACTGTATAGTTTTATACCTGTACTACTTATTAGGAGTATTCCAGTTTGGTTTGCAAAAAGTCCTAGATCTCTCGCTTCATCTGTAGTTAATTTAGCAACAAAATCATTTCCAATGGTTCTTATTATCCTATATGAGTTATTTACTCCTAAAGCTTTCACTACATCAACAAGCACGTATAAATCCTTACCTTTAATTTTTCTAATAGTACCTAACGAGGTTTTTACAGCTTCAACTCTTTCAGGTAGGTATAAAAGATTGTTAGATGTCGCTTTCATTTTTTCTAGTTCCCTTGAAGGTATTCTTATTGTTTTACCTAAATTAGGAACTTTTGATATCTGACCACGTTTTATAAGTTCATAAACATGGCCTTTGCTAATGCTGAATTTCTTAGCAAATTCTTCTGCCGTGTAATTTTTACTCAATTCAATTCCCCCTTTATATACTTGTATTTCCGTCATTTTTAACTAAAAAATTTAGATCTATATCTAATGTTTTTGCAATCTTAGCTAGGGTCTCTACACTTGGCATATACCTGCCGTTTTCAATATCGGACAAATAATTTCTTGACATGTTAATGCTACATGCTACCTTATTTTGAGTGAATTTTTTTTTAATTCTTTTACTTTTTATAATTTGCCCTAATTCTTTTTTTACATTTTGCCCCATCATTTTTTACCCCTCCTTTGATTAATATTGTATTGTATTTCCGTCATTAGTTCAAATTCTATATCTTAGGATTATTCTTTAAATTAAACAATGTAAGAGGAATAACTTGCTAATCCGTCGCATTGCTTTTATATACTTGTATTTCCGTCATTCTACAGATTGTATTTCCGACTTTTTATGGATATAATATAAATAAAAGTCGGTACAAACGACATGAAGGAGTTGTATAAAATGGATATTGGTAACAATATAAAAATGATAAGAAAAGAAAAAGGGTTTACTCAAAAGGAACTAGCATTAAAAGCACATCTGTCTAGGTCATATTTAGCCGATTTAGAAAATAGCAGATATAACCCAAGTATTGATACTTTAGAATCTATATCGAATGCATTACAAACGCCATTAACTTATCTAATGGGTGAATCAGCTAAAGCTATCATTGATAATAAATTAGCTGACCTTAATATGACAGTAGAAGAACTTTCAGAAAAATCAGGAGTACCAAAGCTGTTCTTTGAAAATTTAGATAATATCCAACCTGAGGAACAAGATTATAACCACATGAACACTATTGGAAGAATAATTAATGTGCAGCCTAGAATATTATGCTCCGCGCTCTCAAAACAAGAACCACCTTCATATGAAGGGCCAAGGATTAGTGCCAAGGAAGCTTTCGGTGATAGCCCTTGGATTAATGAAGATAAAATAAAAGAATCAGCAGCTATTTATGATACCCTCAATAAAGATTTATCAAATATAGTTAACATCCCTATAGTCGGTGTAGTAAGAGCAGGAAGACCTATACTTGCACAAGACAATGTAGAAGGATATTTACCTACGTTAAAACAATTTATAGATAATGATAAAGATTACTTTTATTTAAGAGTTAAAGGGGATTCTATGGATCAAGAATTTAAAGATGGATCTTTATTATTAATAGAAAAAACACCATGCATTGAAAATGGCCAAATTGGAGCAGTATTAATAGATAGCATGGAAGCCACTGTTAAAAAAGTAGTTAAAAATGATAACATGATTACTTTAATACCTATGTCAAATAACTCAAAATATCTGCCAAAAATGTATGATATTCAAAAAGATGATATTCACATTATTGGTGTTGTAAAACAGGCTGTTAAGATTTATTAGTTTAGAAGCTACCTAAATAGAATCTGGTAGCTTCTAAATATTTTTGAGGTGGTGATTTTATGAAAAAAAGAGGAAATGGAGAAGGAACTATTTATCAAAGAAAAGATGGAAGATGGTCAGCTACTTTTATGGTTGGGACTAACCAAGCAACTGGAAAACCTAAACGTAAAACATTATATGCTGATTCCCATTCAAATTTATTAGAAAAAATCAAAAAATTTAAAAAAGATTTTGAAAGAATAGATTTTACAAAAGATGATCTAAAACTTAAAGACTGGATGAAAGCTTGGTTATTTGAATATAAAAAGAATAGTTTAAAACCAAGAAGTTTTCAAAGGTATTTTGGACTTTATCAAAACTACATTGAAAGCTCTGCCATAGGTGTTAAAAAAATTAAGGATTTAAAGGCCATTGAGCTGCAAAGATACATAAATAATTTAAAGACAACTTCCAATAATATAAGATACATTATCAGTCTTATAAAGTCATCTTTGAATGAAGCTATGAAGCAGGATTATATAATTAAAAACCCTTGTGATGCCGTTGCACTTCCAAGAGTTGTCCCTAATAGAAATAGAAGATTCATGACAGTTGAGGAACAGAGCAGACTAACAAGTTATTTAAAGAAGCATATTGATGAAGGATATAACTATTTGATTTATTTCACTCTATCTACTGGATTAAGAAAAGGGGAAGTGTTAGGACTGGAATGGTCTAAAGTTAATCTTAAAAATAAGACCATATATATAAACAAGACATACAATATAGAAGCTGTATACAAAGATGACAAAGTAATTAAATATTCCAAGTTACTAGCTGATACTAAAAATGATGAAGTTAGATATGTGCCAATTCCAGATAAAATAATTCCACAACTAAAAAAAAGACACAGTTTATATTTAAAAGATAAGGCTAAAAATTCTAAAAAGTATAATAAATTAGAACTTGTATTTCCGGATGAACAGGGCGCATTTTTAGATGAAAGGAAGCCACTGAGAGCAATTAAGAAAATATATAAACTTTTAAATATACCAACTGAACTTACATTTCATTCTTTACGGCATACATATGCTACGAGGCTATATGAAAAAAGTGGTGACTTAAAAGTTATACAATCGCTTTTAGGCCACATAGATATTGATACAACTGAAAAAATTTATGTTCATGTATCTGAAAAAAAGAAAAAAGAAGTTACATCTTTGCTGAATGATTTTTTATAA